TGGTCCAAGAGCAGCCGCTCCAACTGCCAACAAAGCGATTGCCGCAACCATGCCAACCATACATCCAATAGCCAGCGGACCGGCATTTGCAAGATTAATAGCCGCCAAGGATAACAAACTGATTCCGACTGCTGCAATTAATACCGCAGCGCCAAACGCAACAAATCCAACCGCTCCGGCCGAAAGCGTTGGTGCTACATTTTTCGCTACCAACATCAAACCGCCAAGTGCAACCACCATTCCAGCCATCACTCCAATAGCCAGTGGACCGGCATTCGCCAACTGAATCGAAGAATATGCCAAAAGTGCCAAACCTGCGCTAATCATTAGCACAGCCGCTCCCAACGCCAGAAGCGCCGGTGCCATCGCTGTTAATTTCTTTGAACCGCCGGACATAGATGAAAACATTTTCGTCATACCAACTGCGAGCCCTACTACCACGCCAATCAAACCGGCAAAAACAGCTATTGCCCCCGGACCAGCATTGGCTACTGCAATTGCCGACTGTGCAAGCAAGTAGAATCCTGCGCTGATCGCCAGCACTCCAACGCCCATCATCATAAAAGCCTTGGCAGACGCTACCATTTTCTTCGCACTACCGCCGCTGGATTTTCCAACCGCCTCCTGGCCTTTTGAAACACCAAATAGCCCTGGTGCGATTTTCCCGAGTCCAGCCTTTGCCAGCCCTCCAACAGCTCCTGTAAATGCGCCAACAAACGGTGCTATAGCCTTAACGATTTTAAAGCCTTTATATGCAATCAAGAGTTTCGGAAGTGCCACCGCTACTTTTGCAATCGCGTCCGAATGTTTTTCCAAAAATCCCGAAACTGCTACAATTACATCTTTGACCTCTCCCAAAGTGGTAGAGAAATTTTCAATACTTTCTGTGCTGCCAAAAGAACCTGAAAGCTTCTTGATATCTCCTATGATCGCCCCAGCCGCATCGCCCAGCGCCGTTCCCGCTTCCAATGCGTCCGTTTTGAAAATATCCCAATATGGTTTTGATTTCTCAACCATTGATTCTATTTTATCGACAGCCTTTTCGATCCCTTTTCCGCTGGCAAGCTTTTCATCAATTTTTCCAACCGTCTCAGTTGCGATGCCAACCAAACCTCTCATTTTTCCGCCAACCTGGTTGAATGCAGTAATTCCAAGTCCTTCCATAGCAGACTGCAGTTTCACGACATCGTGCTGAAGATTATCCATTTTGATCTCTGCCATTTCTTTGGCTGCACCGTCACTGTTATAAATGGCATTGGTTAACTTGTCAAAATCCTCTGGTGCCGCACTCACGATTGAAAGCAGACCTGACATACCCTCTTTTCCAGCTAACGTAGCAGCGTATTTGGCCTTTAACGCTCCCTCTGCTCCATAAGCCTTTTCCGTTAAATCTGCTAATGCTTCATTATACTTCTTTTCTGTCAGCTCTCCATTGGCATACTTTTCGTCAAGTTTTGCAAGGTTCTCTTGGAACTGATCCATTGGCATTTTGCATTGTCCAAATGCACCGCGCAGATCGGTTACAATGTCCATCAGAGACTTCATCGAGCCATCACCATTCTGCAACGATATGCCCAAATAATCCATTGCGTCACTGATATCATCTGTTGGCTTTGCAAGATTCGTCAGAATAGTTCGAAGGCTACTTCCGGCCATGCTGCTTTTCAATCCTGATGAAGCCATGAGACCGAGAGCGATGGCTGTATCTTCTACACTATAGCCTAACGATCCAGCTACCGGAGCCGCATATTTAAATGATTCACCCAACATGGCAACATTTGTATTGGAATTGGCCGAAGCCGCTGCAAGAACGTCAGCAAAATGTGAAGCGTTAGAAACTTCTTTCGTAAAACCATCTTTAATAATTTTGGTTGTGCCATCTGCTGATAAGCCGAACGCTGTCATCGCATCTGTTACAATGTCAGAAACGCCTGCCAAATCTTCTCCCGACGCTGCGGCTAGATCCATTACACCTTCGATTCCATTTAACATATCCTCAGTTTTCCAGCCGGCCATTGCCATATACTCCATCGCAGAAGCTGTCTCGCTTGCGGTGTACTGCGTGGATTTTCCAAGCTGTTTTGCCTTTTCAGACAGTCTATCAAAGTCGGATCCTGTAGCTCCGGAAATAGCTGCTACAGACGACATAGCATTCTCAAAATTCGCGCCAGCGCTTATTGCACCAGCAGTCAAGCTTTTCAGTCCGCTTCCGATTGCCGAGACTGCCTTGGATCCAATCGCCGCCATAGCACCAAATCCAATTCCACTTGTAAGCGTATTTTTCAGATTATCAGCATAACTGCTACATGATTTCATCATTGACGAGAAGTTTTTATCTTCCGCGCACAAAACCGCTTTTACGCTATAAGATTCTGCCATCTGTTCGCCCTCCTTTCTTTAACAACTTGGATATTCCAACAAAACGCGGATCGCTCTTCTTATGTTTCTTTTCCTTCACATTTTTTAATTCTTTTTCATAGTCGAAGAAATTTCGGAATCTTTTGTATACTGGCACTGTTTTCTTCCCAGATTTTTTCTGCGCCTGGGCAGCAAAATTCAGAAATGCCTGCCGATGTGCCCTGTATTCGTCGTCTACTATTCGATATCTCAGCGCTTCCATCATAATTTCGTACTGTGCAATCGTCAGACGATCAACCTGTTCAAACGATGTGAATCCCAGATACCGGAAGCAGCTGATTGCAACTTCCCGGTATTGTTCTTCAAAGCTCACCTCTTCATGGGATATGTCACTTACTTCTTCGCTTTTTCTTCCTCGATCGTCTTCTCGAGATTCTGGACGCATTTCTTCGTAGCATTTGCATTCTTTAAGAAACCCATCGTATCTTCGAAGAGCTGATCGATATCGGTATCCGAATCATCAATATATTCATCCAGAATTTCTGTAGTTGCTCTCGGATTCTGCCCTTTATTCGCTACGAGTAACAGATCCTCAAGAGCCTCTACATCTCCGTCCATGATCCCTGCCACAGCGTATCTCAGGCCAATATTCTTCTTGGCATCTTTTACTCCGTCTACCGGCATGCTTACTTTCTTGTTCATTTCTCTCATGAATCCCATGCCAAAATTAAACTGATACACCTGTCCGTTGATTGTAAGTTCCATATCGTTTTTCTCCTTTACTATTCAAAAAGAGGACGATTTCTCGCCCTCTGCATTTTTACGCTCCTGTTTTAGTTGTATCTGTAAATACGTACGCCGCTACTTCCTGCTGTGCGGCTGTCACTGTCACATCGCCTTTCTCACCGGTTCCGTTTACGCCAAAGGTAAGGGATACTTCTACCATATCCTCGGCATTCGAAGTCTTTTCCAGCTCCGTTACGTAACCCTGGAAATATTTTCCCTTGAATTTATTGCTTCCGCTGGATGCCGGTTCATCCAGATTTGCTTCCCAGATCTCGACCAGTTCATCATTGATCATGGCATCTTCAAGAGAATCGATCAATGTGTCGCCCTTGGCAAGAATACTGGTTGCCGTAATCTCAACCTCGGCTGCTCCCGGGGTACGGATCGTGCCATCCTTTGTCTCTGTGGTATCGGCATCTTTGCTTGTCGTTCTGCCGTTCTCTGTCGTAAACGCTAATGCTGTAGCTGCATTTTTAGCCGCATCTTTTTTAAGGCGGTACAGATAAACGATCTTTTTACCACGTACCGCATCTGCGAATAACTGTAAATCAATTGTTTTTCTCATGCTGTTCTCCTAACTGAATAAAAAAGTCACTTCCACGATGCCGTGAAGAAGTGGCTGATTGGTAGTTGTGTCCGGCAATATTCTCTGATTCAAGTCCTGCACGGACCAGGAGAAGCTGCCGGTATGTTCCAGTTGTCTGCAAATCTGCTTGATCTGCAGAAGCATCTGTGAAACTGTGCCGCGCTGCCGCGGATTGTCGTGCCAAACGTGGATTGTCTGGCTTACGTTGCCGAACACAGCCGTTTTATTGGCTTTATCGGTTAAATCGCTGTCCGCCAGATAGATAAACGGGTATGGCGTACCTTCCGGCGGTAAAAACGTGTCATACACACTGTCTGGATACTGTTTTTTTAATTCCAGAAGCAACGCACTGAATAATTCCTGCTGTGGGTCCATGATGTCACCTCGTAAGCTTTTTCAGATCGGATTTGAACTGTTCTTTCTGAATCGCATAAGAAGGATATACAAACGGCTGCGCTTCCATATATCTCGTACCATGTTCGAGGTATGGGCTATATTCCGTTGTTGGTCCGGCTTCGGCAGTCATTCCTCCATCTTTGATGCTCATCCCGATACTTCTTTTTGTTGTTCCGGTCTGATAACCCTTCTTGAAATTTGCTTTTCTCTGCAGTTTTTCTTGCATTTGAGCACCATTTTCCTTTACAACCCGCTTTACATCGCTCATCTGCACGTTTTTCTTCAATTTGACCTGCAGTTTTTCCATTCCTTCCAGCTTGATTTTTGGCATCAGACCACCTCCGATAGTATGAACGTCTGTTTTACACGCAATTTCCGTGTATAGTCCACTTTATAGTTTGTGTTCCCGATCCGGATCCGATCAAACGGCTTCTGATAATGATTCTGAAGCTGCACTGTCACGCTGCCCTGACGGATTCCTCCGTATACGATCTGCATGATCTCTGCTCTCGTATCCATCACAGAAGCCATTTTCTGCACCTCTGTGACCTGGTCTGCAGCATAGTTTCCGGTTTTCGAATCATACTCACCCGGCAGGACTCGCTGGAAGAAAATTGGCGTATCGTATCTCACAGAAACTTCACCTTTCCCTTCCTTGCCTCCCGCTGGCTGTCCAGATAAGACTGAATATCATCCATGTACCCGGCAAAATCATTTTCAGACCAGGAAAGGCTCTCACCCTCAACGCTGTGAGAGGAGAGCCCTTCCGAGCCGATCCGGTTGAATCGAATGACCGAAACATCCAATATGATGTATTCCATCTCTTCCGGCGGCTCCAGACCGCCAAGAAGAAATTTCAGCCGCTGTTTCGTGGCATTCAGAATCAGCTGTAGCTGCTGTTCTGTCTTTTTATCTGTGTCTTCCAGTCCAAGAAGCAGTTTCAGATCTTCGAGCATCGACTGCCTCCTACTTCTCTGGTTCTTTTACCAGTTCGATCACCGGGGTTCCACGCAGGTTTTTATCCGAAGCAAGCTCTTCCAGACGCTCTTTCGAGACCTTGATTCCCTCGCGCGGGAAAACATCACCCTCTCGGTACTCATGGTCATCGTCATGAAGATCCGTAAAGTATTCAATCACCCTGTACATAGGTTCCTCCTTCTCAGCTCTTCACAGCTACTGTTACATCGCCGGAACGGACTGCTTTATAGTTCTGATCACACTCAACCAGCGTGATGTGATGGGTTGCTGTAGATGCGATTTCGGATTCTCCATCCCATTTGCTCCAGTTTTTCACGTCATCGCCGTATTTCACGGTAGTCGCGGATGCCGCATCTTTGTACTTCCAGCAGTTTTTCATAGACATCAGCTGCTCTTTTACGGAGATCTTTGTTTTTCCTGTTTCAGATCCTTCTGCCGCCGTTACGGTCAGTTTTCCAAGAGTCTGTGTATCCGCTCCACCAACGGAGATGTAGGCGATGGCATCCAGGTACTCACAGAATAAGCGCAGACCCATAATAGCGTACAGATCCGAAATTGCTCTCTCGTAGGTACCCTGTGCATGGAAACCGATAAAATGAGTAGTCGGGTCCGTTGTATAGCTGAGGCCAGCTTTTACGAACTCAGAGTCGCCCGGATCGATGTAATATCCGATGATGTTGTTGAGTGGAGTAGCAATGACGACGTTTTCCGGGATTTCAGAGCTTACGAAGACAACATCAGCGCCAAGGAATTTCTTCATGTACTCAAAGCCGAACGCTGTCTGCAGGGAGATATCCGCGGCACCGACATATTTATACACATCCAGTGTATTTACCCATACTGCTACGCCGGTAGCCGTTCTTCTCATCTTTTTGAACTTATCTTTAACCTTTCCGATTGCCATAGCAACCGCCATCTGCCAAGTGCTTTCATGGCCAGTCAGAGAACCTGCTTTCAGCTGTGCGTACAGCTTATCCATGACAACGTTCTGCAGATCGGTTTTGAACTCTTCGTCGGTATCCTGTACTGCGGCATCATATCCCTTTTCCGCGATTGCCTCCAGGGTTACTCCCTTACGATACTTGCTGATTTTAATAGTATCAAACGGAATTTCTTCCACAGCGTACTGGGAGTACGGGATCTCTTCGCCCTCTGCGACCTCACCGGACTGCAGGTTTCCTGTCACCTTTTTTGTCTTTAAAACGGTGTTGTTATCTTTCTTGATCATTCGGATAATGCCCAGGACGTCAAGCAGTGCCTGAATGTTTTTGCCGAAAGATGTTACGAAATCAATCTCACGGGCTTTTACCTGGATCTGTGCCTGACCTGTCATGTTATCCGGTGCCGCAAATACCTGCAGCCCTAATTTTCCAATTCTATGCATGCTGTTTTCCTCCTACTGAAATAATGCAATATTTTCCGCAATCAGCCGCTGCCGTTCAATTGGGTTGCTGACTGCAAGAATCTGTTCTTTTGTCACAGCACCTTTTCCGCCGGATCCGCCCTTTGGGGCATTTCCTTTCAGGGCATCTTTTACGGCAG